GTATTAATTTTATTCCAGAAAATATTATTGTATTATTTGAAACAGGATTTTGTGCTTTACTATTATTCAATGATAAAAAGTCAATTAAATCTTTATTATCATAGTATGGAGATGGTGTTGTTAATAATCCTTCCAATCTACCATTTGCAGTTACGTCCGTTTCAGTTGCAACAACAATTCTTTTTGTAGACATTGATTTTTTAATTGTACCTTCTCCATCGAATTTTTCAGGAAGTAAATATGCTTTTACAGTTAAACTAAATTCAATTCTATTAATTCTTTCAGTTCCTTCACCTACTTCATTTATTATATTGAAATCACTCAAACTTGTTCTAAATTTAAATCTATCTCTATCTCCCCAATAAGATGAAGTAAATTGTAATTGTTCTATTACTGAATTCAAATGTTCTGTATATGAAGTCCAAACCATGCAATCATAGTTTAATTCAACATATTCTGGCATTTGTATTTTATAAATTTCATATTTAGGTTGTACATTTTTACCTAATAATGTAAATCTATCGTATCTATTATCTTTTGAATATTTTGTAATACCCGAATATGAAAGATGTCTATTTGGCATTGCCATTTGCTCATCCTTTGCAATAGATGTTCTACGAATCATCATTAAAGGTAATTGAAGTTTACCCTTATTATCTCTATATACACCCTGTCTTCTTGCACCATTCCATCTTTCAGAATTACCATAAATTACAGGTATTTTAAGTGCAACTCCATTATTATCTAATGTAGGTAATGCAGTATCTTCTAAATAAGACATCATTGCATAATCTATATCAAATAGAGATATACTTTGTTTTAAATCTCCTTTTGTAGATTTTGTTTGTAGAATCCTATCGGATTTTTTTAATGGGTTAGTAGACATATTAATCTATTCTTTTTTCTATGTTTAGATTCGATTTACTCACTTCAAATGCAGATATTACAACACTCCAATTATTATCAGGAGAACCTGCTACAAACTGAATTTCATTTGTATTATCGATTTCATAATAAGAATCATCGTAATATATAACATCACCAATTTCCGGATACACATTTCTTTCTTCGCATAACCCTCTATCAACTTTAAAGGTCATAGTTTGAGTTGCATCAGAACCAAATCCTTCGTATGAAACTCCTTCCGGGTCTTTATCAACTAACCCGTATAGTTCAACACCAGGATGCCAAGTTTTATTTAATGCTTCTCCGTAAATATTTACTTTTGTAGCATTTAAATCTATTTTAAATAAAACAAAAGTATTTTCTATCACAGTATCTACCAATTCTCTGGCAATACTATGAAAAAAATCTAAATCTCTACCTAATGAAAACTTTGGCATATTATCCTACATATATCTTTAACGGAACTTTTCTTAACATTTCTTGATGGTGAGTTGATTCGTGTGCTTTATTTTCCATTACATTCTTTCTACTCATTTCATCCAAGTTTTCTCTCAATTGAGTAATCAACATATCTTTCTCAACCTGTGCCTCTGCTCTCAATGCTGCCCCATCTAAAGAGATTTCTGCATCAGGTATAGGAATAGATGAATACTTTTCTCTTATTGCCCCTAACAACTCCTTAGAAAGTGCTAATGTATATTTTCTAATCCATTGTTTTCCTACATCATTTATATTAGAATACTGAATAAAATCGTATGGAATATCGGAATAATCAGAAAGTGAATCCGATTGAATAGTTTGTGAATCATGTTCGAATTCATCTCTACTCATATACTCAAAGTATATTCTTTCTGGATGATTTGTAGCAGGAACAGGGAATATTTCTAATTTATTATCTACTATATTGAAACTATGAGCAGATTTACGAATGTGGTCATTAAATTCAATATGTTGCATTCTCAATACATCTTCGTAAAGAGGCATCATTAAGAATTGTGCAGCAGGAGAATAATTACCAAATCCTAACTCACTCATTAAATTTAGAGTACCTTGTGCTCCAACAGAATATGGGTCAAAGAAACGAGTAATAGCAGGAACTGCTTCGTGATATACTCTAGTTACATCAATTGTTGAACTTCCAGTAAACATTGATGAAAATGTATTACCGGTTGTAGCATCAACTGCTGATTGCATTATATCATATATTTGAACAGATGATGTTAGGGTTACATATGCTTTTTTAATCGATGTATTTCCACCAACACCTGCTAATGTTCCGTATTGTTGTGCCATACGAACTGCCGTTGGTAAAAATGAACCATCTACAAGAGTTTGTGAAAAGTTTGAAACTCTTCCTTTCGGTTGTCCTCTTAAAATATCAAGGTTATTACGAAGATTGAATTGATTTACTTGTGCAGAATATTCTGAAACAGATTCTTCAAAACAAGCAAATATTTGGTCATTATCTAATTCAATATTAACAATTGGATACCCCAATCGTTTTGCTACCCACGTTGCCGTTTTTGGAGCATCATTTCTAAATTCGGAATCAGAATCATATATGCCAAAAGGAGTAGATGAACCTGATATGAACGAACCTGATGTTGAACCAGACCAGTATGTATTTACAGACATAATATAAATTTATAGAGTTTTACATCTATAAATATAAGAAATAAAAAAGAGTAGATAAAACTACTCTATTTATTATAATGTTCTATGATTTTGTGTTCGTTGTATAAAGATTATTATATCTGCAATATAAGCATTTGCACCAACTGCTTCAATTTTCCATCTATTTCCGTTTGCTACAAAATCTGCATCCGAATAATATTGAAAAACTTCGTGAAATTCATGCCATTCATCATTTCCTTTACCAAAAAATAAATCTTTACCAACTCTTTCGTATGGGGTTACACCTGTACTATCCATTTGCAATCTCATATGACATGAATTTGCATTTGGAGTTTTTGCTTTGAAAGTAACGGTACACATATAAACATCTGCATTATTTTCAACTTGTACTTTTTGGGTACTACCATCATAAAAAGATATTGTAGAGTGTAAGTGTGTTTCTATCGTATTACCAGCATTATTTGGTAAAGTATATTCACCATTTAAATAACTTGCAGTAAATGCGGATGATGTTGTATATTGGGTATCATCATATCTAGCCCATCCCAATAATCCAGCACTAAAATCTTGTAATCTTACATATCCAAATTGCCCATCATAGTTTCTAACTAATGCGTAAGAACCATCACGAATTTGATAAATATCATGCTCATTTAAATCCCATGCTTTAAATTTAATATCTGCGTTTGGAGATATGTGTGTTTTCATAATAATAAATATAATATTAAAATAAAAAAAGGGATAACTTTCGTTACCCCTTTTAATAAACTAATCCGTTAAGATTACAAAGTGTTTAAACCATCAATTACGATTTTACCGTAGAATTCTGGTCTAACGATTTTCTTAGCGTAACGAGTCATAACACCACGTCTTGGAGTGAAGTTAGTTGGGTCGTACACTAATGGAGTCATAATCAACGGTACATATGGAGCGTAAACCGCACCTGTCTCGAAGAAGTTAGAACCTTTGAAACCTAATAAGATAACATTCTCAGTCATATATGGGTTTTTGTAAACATCGTATCTGTTAGATATTTGTCCGATGTTAGTTACACCTGCTGCGAAAGTTAATGCATCTTTACCAGGGTTTGCAGAGAATCCGTTCATTGATTCTAAGATTGTAGCTACGTTAGGAGAAACAACAACGAAGTTTGCTCCACCTCTCATAGTTAATTGGTGAATCTTGTTAGATACCTTCTGTAATTTGATTCCCAAAGTCTGGAACCAAGTTGATTTTGTGTAAGCCGAAGCTGCTGCTGCATTAGCATCGATTTGGAATGCACCTGCTGCTGCATTGTAATCGTATCCAACTCTTGCAGACCAGTAATCAGTTGAGAATGCGTTAGCTTGTAACATCTCTAAGATTTCTAAGTCAATCTCTAATGAGATGTACTCAGATAACATTTGAGTTAATTCAGCTTCTGCATCTACTGAGTGGTATGCGTTTAAGTCTTGCGCTAATTCTGGAGTCCAGATTGCTTTCAATTTACGAGTCTTAGCAACGATAGGCTCAGATTTCAATTCTAATTCGATTTCTGGAATCGCTAAATCAGAACCTCTATCTTCGAAATCACCACGAGAAATATCATCTGGTTGCTTAGAGTAAGTTAAAGTTTGAACTGTTAATGAACTACCATCACCCAAGTTAACTGAAGAAGATACATAGAATGATGCAGAACCTGCAGATAATGTAGTTAATTCAGGGAAATGAGTTACTGCAGTAGAACCAGATACTTTAAATGCTCTTACACCATTGTAATCTGCGTTTGATGGTAAACCTACTGTTACTTTTCTCCATCCTGTTGGAGATGCTGCGAAAGATGCAGATAAAGTTTCGTTACCTAAGAAATCAGCTGCTGAACCAGAAGTTACAACCGCAGTAACTGCTGCAGTTACATCGTTGATTGTATATCCGAAACGTCCTGCTCCGTAAAGACCACCTTCAGGTGATTGAGTAGAACCCAATTTGTTACCTGCTGGAGATAAATTATCTTTACCAAAAGTACCACCGTTACCGAACATAGAAGAACCAGAAGCTGGTCTGTTTGCGTCGTTGGCAGTACCATATTTGAAGTCCATATAGAAAATAAGACCTGATGGTAAGTTCATTGGTTGAACCGAAACGAATTCTTTCGCTGCGATAGAACCGAAGATACGACGTACCAATGGAAGAGCAACACCTGCCCACTCTTCTGAACCAGAAGAAGTACCTGTACGAGTTGCCTCGTCCAATAATTGCTTAGCTTGGTTCTCTAACATTACTGCCATACCATGCTTAGTTGTTTCAGAACCTACTCCTTCAAGTAATCCTGTTTTTTCCCACTTGCTTTTCAAACCTCTAGTTTGCTCAAGCATTACGCTCTGTGGGTTAGCACCTGTCATTAATTTTTTTAAGTTCATTTTAAATTAAATTGTTTTCGTTATTTAATAATACCTGCTAATTTTTTGAATCTGTTAGCAACTGTAACGGACTCAGAAATCACTTGCTTTTGGATTGATGGTTTTGTAGATTTAACTACTTTACTTGC